AGACCAGACTTTCCTGTGGTGGTGTACGTTCCATCTCCGTCATCAGAATCATCTCCAGAATATATTTCTTGCATCGTACCGGGAATAAATCCCTTATCCAACTCTTCAAGTTCGTATATTTGTGCTGAAGTAAAGTTACCAAGTGTGCCTGTATATTGCTTACTTCCCGGTGCGCGGCTAACAGTTTGACCGTTGAGGTCCATCATGTTTCCACCACCACTGGCTGCAATCAAAGTAGCATTTTCATATTGTTTCTTGCGATTCAAATCACCAACCACTGCACCGATAGCTGTCAGAGGCAGACCCGTTGCCAAGCTTGCAACTCCTAGAATTGCCACTTCTCCGGGTCTCTCTTTAAGCTGTTGCATACCTAGATTCTTCATGTAGTTGGCAAATCCTGAATCGGATTTATCCATCTGTTTCTTTGCAGACTTTTGATTATTTCGTACGTAAGTACTTGCATCTATATTACTGTAACCACCAGAGAATATGTTCGTTCCTTGCATCGGGTTGAACGCATCACCGCCACCAATGTCACGTACGGTTGGACGAGAAGAACCGTCATCCTGTTCGTCGTCGTCAACAGGACCAACAGTTGTTCCAATTCCAGTGCCTAACGTTTGGTCGTAGAAGTTAACGAACTGATTCTGATATTCATCTTGTGTTAGGATTGTCTTCATTTCTTACTACCGCCTCGTGATTACTCTTCAACTTGAGGAGAGTTTCCAGTAAAGCCAGCTTCCCCTGCTGACGGAACAGCTCCAGTTCCGATTGTGCCGTTACCACGCCCTGAATCGTCAGTTCCCGAAGGTCCGTCAGGTACTCCTCCATCAGGGGCCATTCCTTGCTGCTGACCATCGGGGCCAGCTTCTGCGCTTGCTGCTTGTTGAGCATTTGCCATCATTCCTTGTAACATTTGAGCGTACAGTTGAGCCTCGTTCACATCGTTAACAAGACTGTCGGGGTCAATATCCTGTGAGATAGCTAACTCGCGCATCAAGTTTGGTATCTTGATAAACGGAGCCAACATCGGATTGGATACGGTTTGCAACAACGTAGTAAGACGCTGTGTGCGTACTTCCTTTTGCATAACGGCTGCAGAACCACGAGGCTTGATTTCTAAGTCGCCTGTGATATCTTCTACGTTCTCATTGAACTGCATGTTCCACTGGAAGTAAGATTCACCCAGCGGTTTGAGAAGAGAGTCGTCAATGTTTTTGATGACAGTCTTCATTGCAAGGTTTGCCGAACCCATCAGCATTGAAAGACCCGACGCTGTTCTGCCCGTGCCTGTTACACCCGTTTGTCCGTGCATGATAGACGGGATGCCCGTATCTTCATCAGCAAGCTGTCTGCTAATTTGATACATCTGTATGTTTTCAGGTGCGGTGTTAGGAAACTTCAGACCGTTGATTGCCGTACCAGTGACACCTGATTGACGACGGAATATCTTGCCGGGAAATATATCCATGTTCTGACCGGGAACAAGGCTGGCCTCGTCCACGTCAAACACCAGATTGCCAGCAAGAGCCAAGTTATCAATTGCCATCCGGTAATGACCATTCATCAGCTTTTGTGACGCTTCCATGTTTTCCGCTACGCCTACGCCCCATAGCTGGTAGGGGTTGATTTCGAACGGAAACGCCTGATACGGAATACGTACGGGTGTGAACGGATTCAGAACACAGCGAAGAATCTCTTCACCACACACCCAAGCGTTGATTTGTACTTGGTCAATACCTGAAGCATCAGGTGAAACATCTAAGCCAACATGTCGTGCGAGGCCTACGTCCAACACACCCCAGTATTCAAGAACCTCAAACCGACTTTCCTGATAGTACGCTTCAGTTTCATCCTCGCGAATAGTATCTTCATAGTACTTATCTGTATAGTTTGGACCTAGGGCAAGACAGTTGTTGATTGCCTCTGCGTTAAAGTGCGGACGCATTAACAAACCACGCAACTGCTGGCGGTTCATGCGGTGACGTTCAATGACGTACTCGCAATCCTCTATCGATGTGGCAGATGGGTCAGGATGAAAGTCCCATGCGGACACAGCTTCAATACGGGGAACCATCTTTTCGTACGGATTGTACGTACGCTCCCCTGTCTGTTCGTCCCGCTCCCACTTGTGGACACGTTTGTAAAAGTTAAACGGTCCCTTTACTACGCCTGTTCCTAGCAAACAGGACTCAAAGATTGCTTTACGTAAAACGTTTACAGCACCCGTATCGAGAAGTTGGTCGTGAATACACTTCTCCATCAGACGTGCCATTTCTTGAGCAGGTTCAACCTGTGGTTCGCCCATCTTTGCTGGGCCTTCTTTAAGATTAGGAAACTCGTCGTACCTACCTAAGTATGGTTTATCAGCTTGCATCGCACCGGGTGCAAGTTCTCTACCATCACCCGGAAATCCGTACGGGTCAGAAGACATTTGGTCTAGTGGTGTTTCCATGTGAGCAAACTCAGCAATACCTTCAGGCATTGGGGTCGACTCTACTACGATTGGAAATCGTTTGTTTGCGAATAGGATGTCAATGATTTGTCCGTACGCAGCAAGAACTTTAGTCTTAGTAGTTTTGATGAACACCTTTGACCGTTCAGATTCACGGTACTGGGTGGTTGAATCGTAGATTCCTCTGAAGTTCTTGTATGCTTGAAGCCAACGCTGTTCGTAGGCGTACCTCGCCTTTTCAGCGTCTTCTAATTTGCCCTTGATGTAGCCGGGAAGACCCGGCATCTGTCCTCTAGGGTCAACTACAGATACGTCTTCTTCTTGCTCTGGTTGGAGAAAATCCTCAGACATGCTCGTTCCTTAATAGTCGCGTTCTTCAGCCATCTTCATTAATGAAGGGTCAACTGCAGTTTTGGTCATCTTCTTTGGCATGTCCTCAGTCAGCACACCCTGTGCAGTCTTGGTGTCAAACTCAAGACCTTCACGGTAAAGCTGGTCTGAACCCATCGCATCATCAACTGATGTGTTAGGTGAGTTCATGATATAAGATGCGCCATAATTGTAGTTATTATTAGGCATAATACTCTCCCGGTTATGGTGACATTGTTAAGAAGCTATCACCCTCGCCAAAGGCTTGTTGAGCGGTTGCTTCTCGTTGTTGACGGGTCTGTTCGTCAGCTTCGCGCTGTCGTACTTGTGCCATCAATTCTTCTTGGGTAGCAGGGCGGTCGCCGGGTACGTCAGACCCAGCACCAGCTTCGCTTGCTCCCATAACTATCATTGGTACGGCTGCTGCTGGTCCTGCAGCCACACCCAACGCTCTCGCACTTGCTTCGAGACCAATCTCTGCAGCAGCCTGTGCAGGGTCTGTTATAAATGAAGTCAGCCCTACTGCACCTGCACCAGCCGTAAACACTGAGCCAAGAGTGATACCTTTCTTAGCTAACTTTTCTTTCAGCTTGTCAGAAACGTCGCCAGCGGACTGAAACGTACGTGTGTTTGTTTGTGGTGTGCGTCCTGCACGAGCAGGGGCTTCGGGCAGTTCGCCTATCTTTAATTCTGCTTCTCGTCGAGCGAGTTCAGCTTGTGATTCTGCTGCTCCTGCCTGTGCAATTGCCTGTCTGTTAAATGCTTCGGTAACTTCAGGAGATATTTGACCGGGAGCCTTTCCTGTGGCTACGTTACCTGATTCAGGTAGGGCAGCGTAGTATTCAGACGGGACATCATCAATTAAATCTAAGTCTTCAAGTAGTTCTTTGGTTGGTGTAATCAAGGCTGTTTTGTTTGATGCCTCAACACCAATATCACTAAAGTATTGATTTGTGTTTGTTGTTTGAGAACCAGCTACAAAAGCTGCAACGTTCTTTGCAACAACTTCATTAATCCGTCTGCGATTTGCAGTTTGAGTTGCGTACGAACCTGCAACTGTAGATGGCGCACGAAAGGTCATAACCTTGCGAAGGTCACTCTTTTCATCCACTCCGAAAGTAGTTAGCAGAGTTTCGTTTAAATTACGTAGCTTTTTTACACGAAGTGGTTCGGTGCGTGTGCCTTTTGTTGGACTAGTAACAGTTAGGTAGTCGGCAGGAAATACTCTGTCAAATACTTTGTTTATTATCTGTGCATTGTTTTGTGTATTTTCAAACAGCAGACCTTCACGTCTATCTCCAACGTACTGTCGTACAATATCAAGTAGAGGAGCGGCAAGAACACCTGATGTCTTTTGAATACCGCCACCTGTTTTGATTTCAATATCGGACACAAGACCCGTTTTAAAATCTATGTCTTCTAACTTTACGTTGTTCAAGTCTTCTGGACGAAAGCCACCAAACATGTGCAAACCTAGTTGAGCAGCGGCCTCTGGATTTTCTTTTTGAAGTATGGCAAGTGCGTTTTTCAATCCACCGTATATGTCAGGTGGAAACTCTTTTATTCGTGCGCGAGTGGGGTCAGCTACGATTGCTTCTTTTGCAGCAGTTGCTCCCATCTCAGTTTTCAAAGTACGACTAGGCCAGCTTTTACCAAAGCCTCCTGCTTCCATAATACCAGAAAGAAACTTCTGAGCGTTACCTGCACGACCCTTACCAAACTGCTCGTACGCAGGAGATTCAACAAACATACGAACAAGCTGCGGATTATCTGCAAGCTGTGCAGGAGTGTATTCTCCTAGACCTGCAGCATTAAGAAACTCCGCTGAGTTGTTGATGAAGCTAGTCGTGTAGGTTTTGGACTCACCCACTTTACGATTCGCAGCAAGCTGAGATATAGGTGTATTCGCAACTGACTTGGTGCGGCTCTTACCGCCTTCAGTTAACGTTGCTTCAAACTCTTTGTTAAACTCTGCTATCGGCATTAGTAGCCAAAGACCTCATCTTGTACTTGGTGAACCTGATTTTTGATTGCACCTAGTTGTTGGTGTATTGAAGCGTACCCGCTCATCCGTGTCATCAGCATGTAGCGCAGTGCGTCGTATGCGTGGTCTTCTGCCTTGGTGTCAACATCCTCACTGTTTGTTTTGGACAGCGGTATGCCTGTGAGTTGTTTGACTATGTTTTGACAGGTTGAAAAAATACGAAGGCGAGGCTCTTCAGAGTATGGGTCATTCGCCAATCGTCTGTGTATTTCCATCTTACCTTGTAATCTGTTACGGTCGGATGGTGTCCACCTTACACCTGCTCTCATCATTGTCTCTGCAATGGATGGGCCGAAACCTGTTTTGTTCCAACACGAAGAGTCGAGTACAGTGTAGTGAGGTGCAGGGTCAAGCTGCTCTGCTTCTAGTATTTTATCAGCCAACTCTTCTGCTGTCAAGTGCTTGGCGTACAACTCACGGTAGACCCAAATGTTATTATCCCAATCAATAGCACCCCAAAGCACACACGAAGGACTCGCATACCCGTAGTCGGCGGCTCGTATACGGGGCCAGTTGGTAGGTAGTTCGAAAGGCTCGACCACGTGTCGAACACGAGAAAACTCAGGAAAGGCTGCACCCTCTGCAACATCCCAATCTCCTTCTAGTAATCGCTTCCGCTCTACTTCGGGCAACGAGAGCAGCATCGCTTCGTACTGTCCGTCTTCCATCAAGAAGGGATTGTCCGTCAGCCGTGCTGGTACGAACTTTCGGTAGAACAGAGGCTCACCACTCTTCTCGTGGTTTGGTGGATAAACGAACGGTGTTTGTGTTTCTATGTCGAACGCAGCGTACGGTTTATTTGGTTCGATATCATCAATGTACGTTTTCTTGACCCACCAGCCACCGACACCACCGGGGTTGGCTGTGCAGCGCATGTACAGATGTTTTTGTAGTTCTGGGTCAGTCGTACGCAGACGTGAACGAAGATAGTCCCAAACGTACGGCGTAGGGTACTGGGTTATCTCATCGATACCTATCCAGTTAAACGCCTGACCCTGAAAGCGGGTTACGTCTTTGTCCTTGTCGAGGTACGTGAACCAGATGGTGGCTCCTGATGGGAAGTGCCACGTTGATTTTGATTCACGAAACTTTGCACCGGGAAACGCCTTTGTATATAGCTGGCGTGACTTGTCGATAAGTTCGGTTAGTTCGTCCAGAGTCCGACGGAGAAGTAACCCACGGTGATTAGGATTGTGACAATACCGGAGAGGGTCAGCAAGCAAGGCAAAGCTTTTTCCACCCCCTGCTGCACCGCCATACAATACGTCCCGTTCACCAGCGGACAAGAACTGTTCCTGTGGTCCGGGATTAGGTTTGAAAACAACTTCATACTCTTCTACCAAATCGGAGACCGCTGCGGGTACGTTTTGCAAGTCTCCTTCGTCTATCAATGTGGTCTGTGTGCCGCTTAAAGCCTTCTCTACGCGACTTTGTGACTGTTCGACCTTCCGGGCGTACCTTCGTTTATCTTCGGCAACCTTGGACGCTTTAGCGGCTCTTTTCTTCGCTTGGCGTACCTGTTTCTGTGCTGCACGTCTGGCTCGTTCGGCACGAGACAGATTGTAGATGGCTTTTGGTGCGTTGGGGTCTTTTTTTGGTCTACCGCGCTTTTTCGGCGGAGCTTCCTGCTCGTCTGCCACGATGTTCTAACCTTTGTTTGTTCAGTGATTGGAACTCTTCTGCAGCTTCTGCATCAGACATGTCCTGTTCACGACCTCTACGCATTACATACTGCTGTAATTCTTTTTCAGTCATCTTTGCGAGTTCACTTGTAGTCAAAGTAGCGGTATCACGCAAATTTAAAATTGCTTTATTGACTCGTTCCATCGATTACGACCTCTTCCTTTGGTGGTAGCAGTACAACACCGTGGATGGCCTGTACGTTGTGGTTTATTTGTTCCTGTTTTGCTACGCCTACACGGTTTAACAGTGATTCAGCCGCTCTGAGGCGCAAATCGTCGCCTCTGTCGGGGACGGGGTTGTCTATGGTGTTGACAAGGCGGTTCGCAGCCTTCAGAGCGTTCGTAGCAAGCAGGTTTTTTGTACGTGAGATGATTTCATCGGACAAACTGTCCTTCAACCAACTGACTGACCCACGGGAATACCCTGCAGATAGGGCAGCATCGGTTACGTTTCCACCGTTTTCGAACAGGTTGTCGAGAAACGTACGCTGTTGGGGTGTCAACTCACGCTTTTTGTGCTGTTGAGCAAGTAAATTCATCGGTTTTCTCTTGAATAACGAGAGTTGCCGCACTTTTCTAGCCAGTACTGTCCGTCAAGCTAAAGATATCGGGGTTTTTGTGGGGACATCTGCTAGTGAGATGCAACTCTTCACTGTTATATTAGGTATTT